GCAAAAACTTCTAAATCAATACGTCTAAAATACGCATCTGCATTTTGTAAATAAGATAAATCTGGAGTTGCTTGATTATCTGTAGCAATAATTAAATCAGAATTGAATTTGGCTGTTTGTTTATTTTCTATCTCGGCTACTGGAAGTAAAAGATCAGCATTATTATTCATATGGATTATTCGAGCGGGCCAAGGCAAATCGTCAACTAACATATCGGGGTCAATTTGATTTGCATCATCTACTACATAAATTTTGGAAAATGAAGTATTATAATTTGTTTCGTATTTATGGCCTTGGGGACGATAGTAAATATATTGGAAATGATTACTTAAATTTGTCTTTTGATCTTCTTCTGACATTCCTTGTAATTCAAAAATTTTCTTTAATGCATCAGCGGCAAGTGCTGATATCATGGCTGTTTTTCCTACACCAGGTTCACCAACAATGTGAACAACGACTGGTTCTTTTCTATACGAATGACCTGAAACTGGAGCACGCAAAACGCGTGAATGAATTTTTCTTAGTTCATACAAAGTTGGAGCAAATGCTTGTTTTAAATGAGAAGAATGAAGATTTTTCTGTAATTCGTTTGCGTCAATGACTGCTTTTGTCACTTCATCAAACCCACGCGGATCTTGCATTACAAATTTATCTCCTTCTGTTGTTATCCAATAATTTACTTTCTTTCCTAATTCAAGAATTTGATTTTCAATACAATTTTCAGGACTCGAAATACCTGTACAATATTTAAAAATACGTTTTGCAATTTCTAATAAATGATTTAAACCAATAGATCGGCGAGGAATATGTCCAAGACCATCTAACATGTGATTAATATGACTTTGACCTGGTTTTTTACCAAAAATAAATGTTAACATTACTGTTACAAAAGTTGAAACAGCATTGAAATTTGGGTCATCTGCAATATTTTGTTTTACTGGAATTTCGCGAGTTGTGATTGAACAAACTGATAATACACCAATTAATGAAATTAATAAATATTCTACGCTAATATTCTCTACTTTACATTCTTTATACAAAACGCGTATTGCTAAATATTTTGCATCCCACCTTTCATCTGAAATTAATACACGAACAGAAGCTATAACATCAGCCCAACTGATTACTCTCGACATTTCTTTTGGAAGTGAATTGATAATATTTTGAAGTTCAGAAATAATTTTTAATTCAAAAGAATATGGATTAATACTTTGCTTTACCGGAAATAATTGTTTCATCAGTGCTTTTTCGCTTGCTCTCTGACGTTTTTCGTTAATAAGTTTAGTTACATCCACTTTACTTTGTTTACCAATTTTATCATCGCGTTGTGCTAATCTTTTTAGTCGTTCTTCTGTTCTTACATTTGCGCGAATAGTACTTGAATTACGTTTTGTATTGCCATTTAGGTCTGAAGGACCTGGATTTCTTTCAATCCCTTCCATTGCTAGGTCTCGAATCCAATCATCTTCACAATACTCATTTAAAAACTTTTCAGGATCATTGAATTGCATAAATAATTTATTAGCGGCTATATCAAAACTGCAACATACTCCTGTGAGATGGAAAACACGAATATTACAAGACCTACAAAAATCCATTTCTGTGACACTAAATGTGTCACGGCACTGATTGTGCGACTTATACAAATCACATGATAAAAACCACTTTTCTACACCATGTGTTCGCCATACTAGTCTTGTGATTTCGCGACCAGGATAAACATATGTCACTATAGGACAATCTTCAGGAGTATGTGGAATTATTTCATCAGAAGACAAAGTGTCATCTGATACAGGAGATGGAGGCGGCGTTGGAGGGTATTCGACGTCATAATTGAATTCAGTTGGACCTGGATTAGGTTCAATTCCTTCTTTCACAACATCTTTTACCCAAGCATTTTCGTCATTATCAATGAGCTGGTCGCCAATATGGGACGACGGAGTCATTGAAGTGTGTTCTTCAATACATGAATTGCATTGATTCATTCCGCAAAAAACATTATTTCGAATACGCGATCTTAAAAATGCTGAATAAACCGGGAGATTCGCAACAGCATCATCACAACATTTCAGAAAAACTTCTACATCATCTTTACTCAAATACTTCTCACAGTTTTCTGCAATTGCGCGTTCAATTAATTCGTCATCTTGGCTGTCATCAGTCTGCTTCCATGTTACTTTCTTTGCTTTACGAGCAATTTTGGGTGATGTAGATCGGAAATCATCACCACGAATTCGTTTCCCATAAATGGGGAAATACGATTGACGGAAATAGAATT